TTCCCCCAAACCAACCAAAAAATGAAAGAAAGCCCTGGCCATAGAAAGCGTCACGCTGGCACAATTCTTGCTATTTGGACGAGGTATACCGTGCTGATTGGCTATATCAGGGTGTCAACAAATGACCAAAACACCGATTTACAGCGAAGTGCATTGCTTAGTGCAAAATGTGAGCTGATTTTTGAAGATAAAATAAGCGGAAAAGTATCGGAACGGCCAGGGTTGAAGAAAGCGCTGCGTACTCTTCAAACCGGCGATACATTGGTTGTATGGAAATTGGATCGGCTTGGAAGAAGTATGCGACACCTGGTGATGCTGACCGAGCAGCTACGTGAACGTGGTATTAATTTTCGTAGCCTGACGGACAGCATCGATACCAGCACGCCGATGGGCCGCTTCTTCTTTCATGTTATGGGAGCGCTGGCCGAAATGGAGCGTGAGCTGATCGTTGAAAGAACGCGCGCGGGACTGGCGGCGGCGCGTGAAAAAGGACGAATAGGCGGCCGGCGGCGCATTATGACGCCCGAAGTAGTCAGTCGGGCGGAAAGAATGCTGATGAATGGGGCTACGCTGCATCAAATATCTCTGGTGTGCGAGGTATCCATCAAAACGCTCTATCGCTATATTCCCGCCGAAAAGCAGCGTACTTTGCGAAAGTTCAGTTCAGCCAGCGATCAGTAAACGCTAATGGCATGCATCCCCTGGGCTGAACTGTCAATCTGATTGCACCCATAACACGGAGTGCATCAGATGTCTGACTATCATCACGGTGTCCGCGTCGTCGAAATCAACGACGGAACGCGCACCATTTCTACCGTATCAACAGCCATTGTCGGCATGGTCTGTACTGCAGAAGATGCCGACGCTACGGTTTTCCCGCTTAACGAGCCAGTGCTGCTAGCTAACGTACTTTCCGCTATCGGCAAAGCCGGTAAGCAAGGGACGCTGGCAGCCGCTCTGCAGGCGATCGCCGACCAGGCAAAACCGGTCACCGTCGTCGTGCGCGTGGCGGAAGGCGAAACCGCAGCGGAAACCACCTCCAATATTATCGGCACCACCGATGAGAACGGACGTTACACCGGCATGAAAGCGCTGCTAAGCGCGCAGACGCAGCTTGGCGTTAAACCGCGTATCCTTGGCGTACCGGGCCTTGATACGCTGGAAGTCGCTACCGCGCTGGCCAGCATCGCGCAGCAGCTGCGCGCGTTCGCCTATGTGTCAGCGTATAACTGCAAAACTATCTCTGAAGCGATGCGATATCGTGAAAACTTCAGCCAGCGTGAGCTGATGGTTATCTGGCCCGATTTTATCGCCTGGAACACCGCGACCAGTCAGCCGGAAACCGCCTATGCCACCGCGCGCGCGCTGGGCCTGCGTGCCAAAATCGATAACGATACCGGCTGGCATAAAACCCTGTCTAATGTTGGCGTTAACGGCGTGAGCGGCATTTCCGCTTCGGTTTTCTGGGATCTACAGCAAACCGGCACTGATGCTGACCTGCTTAATGAAGCATGCGTTACAACGCTTATCCGCAAAGATGGTTTCCGCTTCTGGGGCAACCGTACCTGCAGCGACGATCCGCTGTTCGCCTTTGAAAACTATACCCGTACCGCGCAGGTGATTGCCGACACCATGGCCGAAGCGCATATGTGGGCTACGGATAAGCCGCTAACGCCGATTCTGGTGCGTGAAATCATCGCCGGCATCAACGCGAAATTCCGCGAGCTGGTCAGCGCCGGCTACCTGCTGGGCGCGTCGTGCTGGTACGACGATACCGCTAACGATAAAGAGACCCTGAAAGCGGGCAAGCTCTTTATTGATTACGACTATACGCCGGTGCCGCCGCTGGAAGACTTAACTCTGCGCCAGCGCATCACCGACCGCTATCTGGCGAATTTCGCCGCATCTGTTAACAGCTGAGGAGCCGGATAAATGGCATTACCCCGCAAACTGAAAGGGCTGAACCTTTTCAATGATTCAAACAGCTATCAGGGCGTGGTCACCGCGGTGACGCTGCCGAAGCTGTCACGCAAGCTGGACGCCTTCCGGGCTGGTGGTATGAACGGCGCCGCCTTTATCGATAACGGACTGGACGACGACGCGCTTGATATGGAGTGGACGATCGGCGGCATGGATGAACTGGTGCTGAAACAGTGGGGCGCCAGCGCGGCGGTGCCGCTGCGCTTCACCGGCTCTTACCAGCGTGACGATACCGGCGAAGAGATCGCCGTGGAGATTGAGGTGCGCGGCCATCACCAGGCATTTGATTTCGGCGAAGCCAAACAGGGTGAAGATACCGAAACCAAAATCACCACAAAAAATACCTACTTCCGGCTCACATGGAATGGCAAAGAGCTGATTGAAATCGACACCATCAACATGATTGAAAAAGTGGACGGCGTCGATCTGCTGGAACAGCGCCGCATTAACCTTGGCCTGAACTAACCCGGATGCCAGCGCCCGGCGCTGGCACTGCTTAAAACTGAACAGTGTGAGTAAAACAGATGGAACAGAATGAAAACATCATTGAGCTGGAATCCCCGCTGAAACGTGGGGAAACCGAAATCCGCCAGATCGAAGTGATCAAGCCTACTGCCGGCGCCCTGCGCGGCGTGCGCCTGGCCGATCTGTGCGCTTCAGATGTGGATGCGCTGCTGACCGTGCTGCCGCGGATCACCGTGCCGTCGCTGACGAAAGCGGAGTGCCTGGGCCTGGATCCGGTTGATCTGATTGCATTGGGCGGCAAGGTGATCGGTTTTTTGTCAGCGAAATCGGAAGCCTCAAGTGGCCCCGAAGCCTGACCGTCAATGATTTGATGGCCGATATAGCGGTCATTTTTCACTGGCCCCCTTCTGAAATGTATGAAATGTCGCTGGTCGAATTGCTCGACTGGCGGCATAAAGCCCTGTTACGCAGCGGAGCAAACCCGGATGAGTAGTTTCCTCAATACGGAGGCGCTGTTGGCGTCGGTGAAACAGGCATCACGCCCGTTTCAGGCCGTCGTGAAACAGACCCAAAAACTGATCGACAGCATCCGTAAAATGAAGGATGGCATACTGTCTTTGAATAAGCAGGTAGCGAATATCAATGGCTTACGCTTGCCCGATAATTATGCGTTCCTGTGGGAGCTGGAACAGAGCTATCAACGGCAGGCTCAGCAACAGGAGCGATTGAATAAAATTCAGGATCGCTACCGTAAAAGCCAGCAAATAGCAGCAAAAATTCGTACTGGCAGCAGCGCCGCATTAAATATTGCGGTCGATGGCGCGCAAAAGGCATCGAAGGTTTTACGCCCCGGCTATGACTTTGCCGAAGCAAGTAACAAATTACGTGTAGCGACCGGGCTGGATAAAACGTCGGCAGATTTTAAGGCCCTGCAGATGCAGGCGCGCAGCATCGGTGATTCCACGCCGCTTTCTGCCGGCGATGCCGCGCATGCACAAACCGTGATTGCAAAATCAGGCGGCAGCGTTGCTGATATCATGGCGGCCACGCCGGTGACCGTAGGGATGTCGCTGGCGAACGATCGTTCCCTGGAAGAAAATACGCAGCTGCTGCTACGCACCAGAGATGCTTTTGGCATGGCGAACAGCCAGCTTGCGCACCTGGGCGATGTGCTGTTCGCCACGCTAAAAGATGGCTCGACAGGTTTTGACGATCTGAATGAGGCGCTGGCTCATATCGCGTCGGTAGCAAGTGAGGCGGGCGTCAGCGTGGAGCAGACTTCCGCAATGCTCGAGGAGCTGGCGAAAAGCGGCATTACCGGCGGCGCGGCCGGAGCAAGCCTGCGCGCCATGATGCTTAGCGTACAGCAGCCGTCCGATCGGGCAAGTACCGCTCTGCATTCGCTGGGCGTGCAGACCGTTGATAGCGCAGGCAACCAGCGTCCATTCTTCACCATTCTCAAAGAAATTGAAGGCGCCTTTGAAAAGAACCAGCCTGGCGCCTCACAGCAGGCTGAATATCGCCAGGCTATCTTTGGCGAGACGGCGGCGCCGGCTGCCGCAGCCTTGATGAAATCGGCATCTGGCGGTCAGCTGGATAATCGCACCCGATATTATCAGCAGGCGGACGGCAGCACGGCTACGCAGTTAGCCATGCAGCAGGACAGTCTTGGCGGCGATATCAGCAAGCTGGAGTCAGCCTGGGAGGCCATCGGCACCAATCTTTATGTTTCGCTCGAAGGCAGCCTGCGCCAGCTTACGCAGGGCGTAACGAAATTTTTAACTACCGTCAACGACTGGGTAGAGTCTAATCCGGAACTGGCGAGCGGCATCGCCAACGCCGCTGCTGCGGGCATCGTACTGGCTGGCGCGCTGGGGGGAATTGGACAGGCTGTCTGGCCGGTATTAACGGGCATCAATGCCATTATAACCGGCGCTGAAATGCTGGGAGCGATTATTGCTGGCGTCGGCGGGGGCATAACCACGGTAATCGGCGGGTTAACCTTGCCTGTCGTCGCCGTTGTGGCCGCTCTGGTGGGCGGGGCGCTGCTGGTGCGTAAATATTGGGAACCAATCGGCGCTTTTCTTAGCGGGGTGGGGGACGGCTTTATCGCTGCAATGGAGCCTTTGATCGAGGCTTTTAACTCTCTGAAACCGGTTTTTGCATGGTTTGGCGATAAAGTGAAGGCGCTGTGGGATATGTTCAGTAAGTTGCTGGAGCCGGTAAAATCGACGCAGGAAGAGCTGGCCGCTGCCGGAGATATCGGCAAAATGTTCGGCGAGGCGCTGGCCAGGTCGTTGATCATTCCAGCCAAAACGCTGGAATATCTGATGAAGGGCGCCAGCTGGTTTATGAGGATGCTCGGCGCCGTTAAGGAAGAGCCTGCCGATAGAAAAAATCCTTTACCGAATCCGGATACGCCAGCACCTGATGGCTCCTCCTATTTTGCTCCGCCGCAGTTAACGGCCTACAGCCCGCTGACGGGCGCGGCGTTCAGGCAAAACTCGCAGGAAAATACCTTTAACAGCAATTACATAATCAATACTCATCCGGGTATGTCCAGAGATGAAATCGTCGCAATCATGAGGCAGCACGAGGAACAGGAGCGGTTTAACGCTCTGAGTCGTCAGCGCGCCAGTATGAACTGGGGGACATAAAGTATGTTAATGATTTACGGCATGCTGCCTTTTATCCAACAGACGTTGCCTTACAGCACTCTGACGCGTTCTAACGCTTACCGCTGGGCAGATAACGCTCGCGTTGGAGAGCGTGCAGCGTCACAGTTTCTTGGGCCGGGCGATGAAACCATTAAAATCAATGGCGAACTGCGCCCGCCGCTTATCGGCGGCACGGCATCTCTGGTAACGCTTAAGCTAATGGCGGATAACGGACGAGCCTGGCCGTTGATTTCCGGCAACGGCTTAATTTATGGCATGTACGTTATCCAGAGCATTAATTCAACCTATACCGAGCTGTACCGTGACGGCAGCGCCCGCAAGATTTCATTTGATATGACGCTGAAGCGCGTTGATGAATCCCTGATTACCCTGTTCGGCGATCTGAAGGATCAGGCGGTAGAAACTCTGTATAAGGTGCGCGATAAGGCGCTGGATGCCGTAAACAGCGTGACATCGTCAATAAACGGAGCAGGGAGCTAAATAGCATGAGCGACCTTAGCCGGTTACCGGTCCAGATCGGGACGCTGCTGGCGCCTGATTTTCTGATAGAGATTAATAACCAGGACGTCACTACCCAGTTTCGCGAGCGCCTGATCGAGCTGAAGCTAGAGGATAAGCGTGGTTTTACCGCCGATCTGCTGAATATTTCACTGGACGATACGGACGGACAGCTGGCGCTGCCGCCGCGCGGCGGAATTATTAAACTGTTTATTGGCTGGAAAGGGCAGGAGCTGCTGAAGAAAGGCGAATATACCATTGATACGGTTACACATAGCGGCACGCCGGATAAACTATCGATTACGGCCAGCAGCATTGACTATCGTGGCCGGATGAACGTTCGTCGCGAGGCGTCGTATCATGAAACCACGCTGGAGGCGGTAGTCAAACAGGTGGCGGAGCGTCAGCGGCTCCGGCCGGTTGTTGCCGAAAAATTTAAGCATATTGCGATAAAGCATATCGACCAAACGCAGGAAACGGATAGTGCATTTATCACACGCCTTGCTTCGCTGTATGGTGCGGTGGCGGTTATCAAGATGGCAAGCCTGCTTTTCTTCGAGCCAGGCGGTGCCGTGACGGCAAGTGGTAAACCTGTTCCTCCTCTGTCTTTAGCCCGTCACGACGGCAACGCGCATAACTTTAGTATTGCCGATCGGGGCGCCTATACCGGCGTGGTAGCCCGCTGGCTGGATACGAAGGATACGCAACCGAAGCAGGTAACCCTGCAGCGCAAGAGCAAGGGGCAGAGTAATACCGCAGGTCAGCAGGGAGATAACAAGAGCCAGACAGCGGCAGCCACCGATCCGGAAACTTACCTGATGGGCAGTCCGCATAACGTGCTGGTATTGCCATCAATTTATAAAAATAAAGAAGATGCGGTAAGCGCTGCAAAAGCGAAGTGGCAGGAGTTACAGCGCAGCGTGGCAACCTTTAGCCTGACATTGGCGAACGGGCGTGCCGATTTGATTCCGGAAATGCCGGTTAAAGTCAGCGGGTTTAAATCTGTTATTGATGCTCAGCCCTGGCTGATTGAGTCTGTCGAACACCGCATCAGCAGCAGTGGCTATACAAACAAGCTGTACCTGGAAGCGGTAACCGAAAGAATCGAATATGAGGTTATCGAAGAGTAGGTGATTCACAATAAGTGTATTTTTTTGCCAATTTTGGTATTTTGCGGTATTAATAATTGGTGATTACTACAGGGAGATACCTTAATGATGCATTGTCCGCTTTGCCAGAACGCCGCCCATACCAAAAGTAGCCGCTATATCTCGCCGGAAACGAAAGAGCGGTATCATCAGTGCCAGAATATTAACTGCAGCTGTACTTTTAAGACGCATGAGACCGTCTCCGGCGTGATTGTTACGCCGGGATTGATCAACGAGGTGCCCGAACATACGGGTGAAGAGAAACAATATGCGTCAGGCAGTTAAAGGCCACCGATGAAGCCCGCGAAAGCGGGTTTTTTTATCGAGAAAGAAAAGCAAATGCGGAAGGTCTGCTGCCATTTTATAGTTATTCGGCAGGCTATAAAAAAAGCTACCTTCTACCGATCTGGCGAACGGCATCAACCGGGCGGAAGCGCTTCATCTTGATAATTTTATGAGTACGTTTATCACGTGCAGATTCCACCAGCTTCTCTATATATTAAGCGGCGGCAATTACATTTTTGCCCGGCGTTTAGTGCGCGGCATCTGTCTTTGTGGCTGGCACGCTGGTAGAAGTGGCGTTTACCGACGGGCGCCCGGACAAGCCGTTTATTCGTCGGACGCTGGCGCAGGGAAACAGCCTGCCGGACATTAAATCCGGTGAGCAGCTACAGCAGCAGCGCGAAGGCGTGTCACAACGCGTGACGGTGGCGGGAGACTGGGAACGGCAGACGGACCAGGCAATCCGCGAAAATTCCATGAGCTGGGTTATCGTTGCTGATGATGAGACGCGCCAGCTGGTCGCGCGCGAAACTACGGTACAGGCGACAGATAAAACTACGGTACTGGGAACCGCCAGCCTGATGGCCGGGGCCGTGCAGCAGATTGCCAGCGGCGACTACTCGCTGGCGAGCGGCGGCAACATGGTCACCAGCGTGACGAAGGACGCCAGCCTGCAGGCGGGCGGCAACCTCATGGAGAAGACAGGCCAGCTGCGGCAAAGCATCGCGGGCGCCCGGCAGGAAATTATCGCGCCGGTGGTGTGGGTCGGCAGTCAGTCGATTAACGTGATGCAGCTGATGCTGGACACGCTGGACGTTGTGCAGCAGCTGGCGCAACAGACGGCCAGCCACACCCATAGCAATACGGGCGCGCCGCAGAATGCCAGCGCTATCAGCGCGACCGGTGCCAGCGCCGCAGGATTGCAGATGAAATATAAACCCGTTATCGGATAAAAATCAGATCGCAGCACCGACAGCCCGCATTATGGGGGCTTTTTTTATGCCAGTAAAACGTAGCCAGCGCCCCCATACGGGGCGCTTTTGCTTACAGGCGGCACCGCATGGCATTAAATGGATCGTGCTGCTACGTCCTCACCAGCGCAGCGACAGCGCCACGAAATCACGAAGGAAGTGACGAAAACGGCACTACACCGCACCCGCCTGCGGTTTTTGGATCATAAAAATTTTTCAGTTTTCTTTTTTTACAAAACGCCCCGCCAGCCCGCGCTGCCGCTGGGCTTCTGCGGAAAAACCGCAACTGAAATGAGTGAAACGAATTACAGTTTTTTTCAGTAAACCGGATCATATTTAAAATAACATTAAAATATAACTTTTTGATTTTTAAATTTTTATTTTGAATTACGTGGATCGTTTCGGGCTGGTGCCCTGTGTGGAAAAATTTAGAAACCAGCTATAGCAGGGATTTAGATGAGATTCGGTAGTCAAATCTATAGCAATGTTCCCGTAGGTAAATAGCTTATGTAAATAGCCATAATTATGATAGGGAATTCATCATATTACAGGTGGATTGTATGGACACAACAGAGCAATTAAACGGAAAGTATTTTTTTGATGGAATGAGTGTCGATAAAGAAGAGCTGATTTTCTGGCTAATCCTGGATGAGTTCAGAAAACGATTTGAAATCATTGATGTGCTGGCTGTTGCCTCAATGCTGGCAAGCCTACCGGTCATACCTGTTCGCGGTAAGCTGGATGCCAAACGAGCTACAAGAGGGACCAGCCCAATTTCATTGGCATCGCGTACGTTGATACAGGCGAAATTTAAGCGCCCACATAAAACCATAACCTGGGCGCAATTACTTCGTGGAAACTGGGCTTATACAACCAGCGTAGGGGCATATGTTGGGCGCTGGGTGCCCTGGCTGGGTGCAGCTTTGACTTTATACGATTTAAACGTGATTACTCAAAACGTCATTCACCGTTATAAATTAATAACAGGGGGTAAGTGACAAATATGTGTAAAGCTAAAGCAAATTACGTCCATACGTTGCTAAAAAAATACTTTTGGGAAATGACAGATGACACCTCATTGAGTACAGGGGACCGTCCTGTTTTACCTGAAGAAGCCGCAGATTTTTTAAATGAGTATGCAGCTGCGTTAAACGTCGATATGACTCATTTCCATTTCAACCGGTATTTTCCGCGCGAAGGCGTACCGTTCCTGCCAAATGCTGTTTTGCCCGCCTTTATGCGCACAGAACATCATGCGCCAAAGCCGCTAACCGTAGCGATGTTGATTGCCAGTGCTGAAGCGGGACGCTGGGTCGACTAA